CAGAGGTTATGATTTTGCAAATATAGGTGCTTCGGCAACTACAGTTACAAATTCTTAAACCAGCCTTTACTTTTAAAGGTTTTTGTGATATAATGATGTGAATATGGAGTAATTATGGATTTAGAAAAACTACAAGAAATGGCCGACAAAGACTTGGCCATTAATGAAACTGAATTAGATTTAGAATCCCTTAAAACACCTCAATTACATAACAAGTATATGAAACATTATACTAAGTTTAAATTGATGTTGACTAAAGCGGAAACGGATTATAAACAGTTAAAAAGACACAAATGGGAATATTATACAGGCAAATCAGACGCACAAGTCTATGCCGAAAAACCATTTGATTTAAAAATACTAAGAACAGATGTTGACAAATACATTGAATCAGATGATGAGTTGATTAGAGGTAAACAGAAAATTGAATACCTATCAGCTTGTGTTGATTACTTAGATAGAACAATCAGACAAATATCAAATAGAACATTTACTATTAAAAATGCCATTGACTGGCGAAGATTTACTAGTGGTGCTGTGTAATGTTTTTAGAAAAGATTTATCATATAAAAACCGGTATTGTACCTTTAGATTTTTGCAATAGTATTATTGCAGAGGGTGAGTCATCTAATATGACAAAATCAAAAATACAAGATGGTAATAAAAATAACAGAAGCTCAAATGTGGGTTGGTTAGATAATAAAAAATTACAAACATCTTTAAGTAATCTTGTTCAATTGGCTAATGATGAAAGTAATTGGAACTTTTCTTTAAAAGAATTCGAACCTCTACAGTATTCAGAATATAATAAAGGTGACCATTATGATTGGCATATTGATAGTCATAGAAAACCATATGATAATGGTATGATTAGAAAGTTAAGTTTTACTTTATGTTTAAATGATAATTATGAGGGTGGTGATTTTAGAATAAGTCAACCACATCCTAATTCAGACAAAGTGGTTGTTGAATCTTTTAAACCTAAAACAGGAACTATAATTGTATTTCCTAGTCACATATGGCATAAAGTAGGTGAAGTTACAAAAGGTACTAGAAAATCTTTAGTAGGTTGGGTTGTAGGAAAACAATGGCAGTAGTTAAGTATATTGTATTAGAAAAAAAAGATGAAGTTAATCTGTCTATTGAAGCAGAGGCTGGTATTCGTAGAGATTTATCAGAATACTTTACATTTGAAGTGCCTGGTTTTAAGTTTATGCCTCAATACAGAAATAGAGTATGGGACGGAAAGATTAGATTATATTCATATCAGACAGGTTTAATATACGCCGGTTTATATCCTTATATTGTAAAGTGGTGTAAAGATAATCAAATAGAAGTTGTTGATGGTACAAAAATCAAAGATGTTACAGTAGATGAACAGGCTGTTGATGGTTTTATTAAAGCTTTAAAAATACCATTTGAAGTAAGAGATTATCAGAGAAGTGCATTTATTCACGCAATTAAAAAAAGTAGATGTTTGTTGTTATCGCCCACAGCAAGTGGTAAATCACTTATTGTTTATATGATAACTAGATTTAATTTAATTAGATTAAAGAGTAAAAAGAATAATAAAGTATTAATTATTGTACCTACAACATCATTGGTAGAACAATTAACAAAAGATTTTAGAGATTATGGTTGGAATAGTGAAGCAAATGTACATAAGATATATCAAGGACATGACAAAGATACAACTAAAAGAGTTGTTATATCTACATGGCAATCAATTTATAATCTACCAAAGGCCTGGTTTAAACAGTTTGGTACTATAGTAGGTGATGAGGCACACTTATTTAAAGCAGTATCACTTACAAAGATTATGTCAAAACTAACAGACTGTAAGTATAGATATGGTCTAACAGGTACATTAGATGGTACAAAAACACACAAGTTGGTGTTAGAGGGTTTGTTTGGTACTGTAAATAAAGTAATCTCAACGGCAGAATTACAAGATAAAAAACAATTGGCGGCCTTGAAAATTTACGGTTTAATATTAAGTTATGATAGTGGCAGCAGACAAATGTTAAGTGGTCTAAACTACCAAGAAGAAATGGATTTCTTAGTAAAACATGAAAAAAGAAATAAGTTTATAGTTAATCTGGCTTCTAAATTACAAGGCAATACATTATGTTTATTTCAATATGTAGAAAAACATGGTAAAGGATTGTACGAAGATATACAAAAGAAAGCGGAAGACAAGAAAGTTTTTTATGTTCACGGAGGTGTAGAAGCAGATGAAAGAGAAAATATCAGAGAAATTACGGAAAAGAGTGACAACTCTATTATCGTGGCAAGCTACGGAACCTTTAGTACCGGTATCAATATTCGTAATCTACACAACATTGTGTTTTGTTCTCCTAGTAAATCAAGGATAAGAAATTTACAAAGTATAGGTAGAGGTTTAAGATTAAAAGATGATAACTCAACGGCCACATTATATGACATTGCTGATGATTTATCATATAAGGAAAAGGATAATTACACACTAGCCCATTTCAGAGAAAGGATAAATATATACAATGAAGAAGAATTTGATTATGAAATCCATAATGTGGAGTTAAACAAATGACAAACATAAAAATAGTTAAATTAGTTAACGGAGATGATATTGTTTGTGCTTTTCCCTCTGAACAATTACCAGAGGACTCTAAATTATTAAGAATATCAAAACCGTTTCAGGTTAAATATATCCCTCAGTTAACACCTCAGGGGTTTAAGGATTATGTGGCTCTAGTTAAGTGGACAGCTTATACTAGTGACCAGATTATTACTATTCCAAAAGAAAAGATAATGACAATCACCAACGCAACTGGTGAAATGCAATCATCATATGTAAATATAATTGGTGAATATAATGTAATTGATAAAGTGCCTGGAAGATTAGAACAACCAAGGTATGAAAGAGAAAGAGTGAGTGATGAAGATGATAAAAGAATTAATGAAATCTTTGATGAATTCGAAGACGACCCAACCGTCCATTAATAAAAATAAAAACAGAGTATCTTTAAGTAATGGCTTAGGAGTTTATCTCTTTGAACCGGAACACCGCTTATTATATACGAATTTTTTACCATGTCAAGCGTGGTTCGGCCATTTTATAAAAAATATATTTGTCAACCTAGGCTTGACTATTCCTGAGGATAATGTATAATGACTACTATGACTAAAAAAACAAAAACACAAAAAGAACATTATGTAAATAACAAGGAGTTTTTGGCTGCTATGATTGATTTCAAAGAAGCAGTCCAACTTGCTGAAAAGAAGAAATTAGATAGACCTCCTGTTACTGATTACATAGGTAGTTGTTTTCTAAAGATAGCGAATCACTTATCGTATAGACCTAATTTTATTAACTATACATTCAGAGATGATATGATTAGTGATGGTATTGAGAATTGTTTACAATATTTGGATAACTTTAATCCAGAGAAATCAAACAATCCTTTTGCTTACTTTACTCAAATCATTTATTACGCATTTATAAGAAGAATACAAAAAGAAAAGAAACAAGTAACCATTAAACAAAAACTGATTATGGAAGCTAATTATGATGACTTGACCTTGCAACCAGGTGAAGATAGAGATTTTAAGAATCAATTTACTGAATTTCTACAAAAGAACACAGTAATTGACGAACCAGCTAAAAAAGAAAAGAAGACAAAAAAGAAATCTAAATCAACCTTGGAATATTTTATTAATGAAGATAGCGCTACTGAATGACACACATTTCGGATGTCGTAATGATTCACCTGCCTTTATAGAATACCAAAATAAGTTTTATAATGATATATTCTTTCCTTATTTGAAAGAACATAACATTGGAACATTGGTACATCTAGGTGATGTTGTTGATAGACGAAAGTTTATAAACCATAACACAGCTCATAACTTTAAAAAAGTTTTTTGGGATAAGTTAGATGAGATGATTATAGATACACATATAATCATTGGTAACCATGACACTTATTATAAAAATACAAATGAAGTAAATGCTTTACAAAACCTCAACATTAGCAAAAATGCTAAAATCTATACTAGAGCGGACACCGTTAATATTGGTGGGCTTGATATACTTTTCTTGCCTTGGATTTGTGATGATAATTTGGATGATAGCATTCACGCTATCGACAATACTACTTCAACCATTGCTATGGGTCACCTTGAAATTAAAGGCTTTGAAATGCACAAAGGCGTTTACAATGACCATGGCCAAGAAAAATCACAATTCACAAAATTCGAAAAAGTAATATCTGGTCATTTTCACAAGAAATCAGATGATGGTCGTATCTTTTATCTAGGCACACAATATGAAATTACATGGTCAGACTATCAATGTCCTAAAGGATTTCATATTTTTGATACTGAAACAAGAGAACTAGAAAGAATTATTAATCCTTATCGTATGTATAAAAAGATATACTATAATGATAAAGAACAAAACTATTCACAATACGACTTAACTGAATTTGACAATACCTATGTTAAACTGTTTATAACAAATAAGACAGACGAAGATATGTATAATAATTTAGTTGAAAGAATTTACAACACAATCAATGTACACGAATTACAAATTATAGAAGACCCTATTGATGTGACCTCTACGGTAAGAAGTGATATATTAGAACAAGGTGAAGATACACAAACATTTTTAAACAACTATATTGACCA